GGGTGATAAGGATTGAGCAGGAGATGGAGAAGTCCTTGCTCCTTCCGAGTGAAAAGGGTAAGTACTCGATCAAGATGAATGTCGATGGTCTTATGCGCGGTGACTATAAATCAAGGATGGAAGGTTATAGTATCGGCAGAAACGGAGGATGGCTTTCTACTAACGATATCCGTGAGATGGAGAATATGAATCCGGTATCTGAAGAAGACGGCGGTAACCTTTATCTCATCAACGGAGCAATGTGTAAGTTGGCAGATGCCGGTATATATGCGGATAAGCATCACACGCAGGAGGAGAAGACAACCAACAGAAAGAGAGGAAAGTAAAATATGGATAAGTTTTGGAACTGGATCCGAGACGAGAGCGACTCAGGTGTTGACGCACCAAGGTCGCTTTTTTTGTCGGGTGAAATCAGTGAATCCACTTGGTGGGGAGATGAAGTGACTCCTGCTCTTTTCCGTGAGGAACTTGAGTCGGGAACAGGAGATATCACAGTTTGGATCAATTCACCGGGCGGAGATGTATTTGCGGCCGCACAGATTTATAACATGCTCCGCGAATACAAAGGAAAGGTCAAAGTGGTCATCGATTCGCTTGCAGCGTCTGCGGCTTCGGTTGTCGCTATGGCCGGTGATGTTGTTTCCATTTCACCGGTTGGAATGATCATGATTCACGATCCGATGATGATTGCCGGCGGTAATTCAAGAGATCTTGAAAAGGCAATCGAGATTCTTTCGGAAGTGAAGGAAACGCTCATCAATGCCTACATGTATAAGTCCGGTCTTTCACGTAAGCATATCTCAGAGCTTATGTCGGCGGAAACATGGATGAATGCACGTAAGGCAAAGGAACTTGGTCTGGTCGATGAAATCCTCTTTGAGGAAAAGACCAAGGAGACGGATGAACCGGTAGAGGATGAGAAGGAAGTAAAGCCGATGGCGGTTACGCTTCCGTTTTATCCCAAGGATGTTCTTTTCAGCCGTAAGGCTGTAGAAGATAGCTTTTTAACCAAGGTAACTGATGCGGGGAATGAAAGCAGGACCCCCATCGCGAGTCTGGACAAGAGATTAAATCTCTTAATTCACTAACAGGAGGGAAAGAAAAATGAGCCAGATTTTAGAGTTAACAGAGAAGAGAGCGAAGGCATGGGAAACTGCAAAGGCATTTCTCGATGCTAAGCGCAACGCGGATGGTTTTGTGTCCGCAGAAGATGCAGCCACCTATGAAAAGATGGAGGCAGATGTAAACAATCTCACAAAAGAGATTGAGAGACTTACCCGTCAGCAGGCTATTGATGATGAACTTGCTAAGGCAACAAGCCAGCCTATCACAAGCAGACCTAAGACTTCTATGGAAGACGATGCTGACAAGCCTTTCAGAGCAAGGGATGAGTACAAGAAGGCCATGCTCACCGCCTTAAGAAGTGAGTTCAGAACCATCAGTGACGTCCTTCAGGAAGGTGTTGACGCTGAGGGCGGTTATCTTGTTCCTGAAGAGTATGACAAGAGAATCATCGAGGTCCTTCAGGAAGAGAATATCATGCGTAAGCTTGGTACTAAGATTACTACTTCCGGAGAACACAAGATCAATATCGCGGCAACCAATCCTGCGGCATCCTGGATCGAAGAGGGCGGAGCATTATCATTCGGTGATGCATCGTTTGATCAGAAGATTCTTGATGCTCATAAGCTTCATGTTGCTATCAAGGTTACGGAAGAGTTGCTTTATGACAATGCTTTCAACCTTGAGAACTACATCACCACTCAGTTTGGTAAGGCTCTTGCTAATGCCGAAGAGGATGCATTCCTCAATGGTGATGGTAATGGTAAGCCTACCGGTATTTTCCATGCTTCCAAGGGTGGACAGATTGCAGCAACCAATACTGCAGCACTCAAGTCAGATGACATCCTTGATCTCGTTTATGCGCTTAAGCGTCCTTATCGCAAGGGTGCGGCATTCATCATGAATGACAAGACTCTTGCAGAGATCAGAAAGCTTAAGGATGGTCAGGGCAATTACCTTTGGGTCCCCAGCTATACACAGGGTGAGCCTGACAGAATCGCAGGTTATGAGGTGAGAACTTCTGCATATGCTCCCGATGATAAGATCGCCTTTGGTGATTATTCTTACTACAACATCGGTGACCGTGGAGTTCGTTCGCTTTCTGTGCTTCGTGAACTTTTCGCAGGCAACGGCATGATCGGTTATGTGATGAAGGAACGTTGCGATGGACTTTTGGTTCTTCCTGAGGCCGTTCAGGTGCTCAAACTCAAGAAGACTACTACATCCGGAAGCGGCAATTCTTGATCGGAGGATAGACAATGACAGTGACATTAGAAACGGCAAAACTTTATCTTCGTGTGGACTCGTCAGATGAAGATGCTCTGATAGAGGGCATGATAGCCTCCGCACAGAAAATCTGCAAGGATGTCTTACGGGCGGATGAGCTTCCTGATTCCCCGGAGGTAGATATTGCCGTTTTCTATGCGCTGGCATATCTGTATGAGCACAGGGAAGAGGCGGATCATATGGAGATGATGGAAACGCTCAGGGCAATGCTTGGAGCGGAGAGAAAAGAGGTGTTCTGATGAACATTGCAAGGCTTAATGTCCGCATTACTTTCCAAAAGAATATGCTCATGGTAGATGCAATCGGCAATCATACGAATGAATGGACGGATGTCTTTACCTGTAGTGCCACAACAAGTACAAAGGTGGCAGAAGCAGAAAAGGAGGCAGCCGGTCAGACTGTGAATACCGAAAGGATATCCTTTACAACAAGATATTGTTCGGAACTGAAAGATGTGATGCCCAATACTCACAGGATCAAGTTACTTGACCGCATATATAACATCATTTCGATTGATGATATGGCTTTTAAGCATAATAGCTTAAAGTTCTATGCGGAACTGGAGAGGAGGCAGTAATGAAGACAGTATCGGTAGACGAAATGGGGAATGCCATCCAAAAGGAGTTCGAAGAGTATGTCGAGCATACTGCGGATGAAGTGAAAAAGATCGTAAAAGAAGTGGCAGATGACGTAACCAAGGAAATACAAAGCAGAGCCCCAGTAGATACGGGCGCGTATAAGAAATCCTGGACGGCCACACAGACGAAGAATACCGCTCTTGCGGCGGAATATACAGTGCATTCCGAAAAGCATTACCGGTTAACGCATCTTTTGGAATATGGACATGCAAAGAGAGGCGGAGGTCGGACAAAGGCCCAGCCCCATATAGCAAATGGTGAGAAGCTGGCTATCAGCGAACTTAAGAAGATGGGAGGATGACATGACAAGTGAGCAAGTAGTAGCAATGATCAGGTCAATGGGCATCCCATTTGCTTATGACCATTTTGCGGAAGGTGAGTCTGTTGACCCGCCTTTTTTAGTTTATCTTTATCCGGGGAGTGATAACTTTGCAGCTGATGGGATCGTTTATTACAAGCGAAAGAAGCTGCATATAGAGCTTTATACGGATAAGAAAGACGATGATCTTGAAGACAGAGTCGAGTCCATTATCAACAGAAATGGATTGTATTACGAAAAAACAGAAACCTGGATTCCGTCAGAGAAACTGTACGAAGTCCTATATCAAATGGAGGTATAAAAATGGCAACACAGAAGAACAAGGTAAAGTTCAATATCAGTAATGCACATTATGCAATACTGACACAGAACGACAATGGTGAAGTGTCATTCGGCACTCCCGTTCCTCTTCCCGGTGCAGTTAGCCTTTCTCTTGATCCTACGGGTGAACCTGAGAGTTTCTATGCTGACGGTATCGAGTATTACGTTATCAATAATAACCAGGGATACGATGGTGATCTGGAACTTGCAATGATTCCTGAGTCATTCAGAACGGATGTCCTCATGGAAACAACCGATTCCAACAATGTACTTGTTGAGAATGCAAACAGCCAGACCGGTCACTTCGCGCTTCTCTTTGAGTTCGATGGCGATGTGAAGAAGATCCGTCACGTCATGTATAACTGCTCGGCTTCTCGTCCCGGTATTTCTTCTTCTACGAATACCGAGAGTAAGGAAGTTAAGACAGAGACTCTTTCGGTTAAGGCACGTCCCCTCGCAAGTGGTCTTGTTAAGGCAAAGACCGGTGACAGCACAAAGGCGGCTGCTTATAACAACTGGTATAAGCATGTGTATGAGCCTGATGCAGTCGGTGGTTATGAAGAGCCTGAAGATGACACTACCGGGGAGGGCTAAGTCATGGGAATCGTAAGAAAAATTGAGATTGATGGTACGGAGGTGGCATTCAAAGCGAGTGCCGCCATCCCCCGTATCTATAGGCTGAAGTTTCAGCGTGATATCTATAAGGACATAGCTCTTTTGGAGACGAGTATTGATGACTCTGATCCGGAGGCTTCTAATCTCGACACCTTCTCATTGGAGATGTTTGAGAACATTGCCTATATCATGGCAAAACACGCAGATGCGAATATACCGGATACAGTAGAGGATTGGCTTGATCAGTTCAATACATTCTCTATCTATCAGGTGCTTCCTCAGCTTATCGAGTTGTGGGGGCTTAACATCAAAACGGACGCGGAGAGTAAAAAAAACTTCGAAAGTCTGAAAGGGAAATGACTACTCCTCTGTTTCTCTTGCGTTGCTTACAGATTGGTCTGTCGCTTCGAGATCTTGACCTACTGACAGTAGGGATGGTGAATGACATCTTTGTGGAGAACATGAATGATGATTGCGATTATGCAACTGTAGCAACGCAGGAGGATTTTGATGCTTTTTAGCTTCCTCTCCTTTATGCATAACGATTGATATGGTAATATGATGGAAAGATTATATTCCAGTTTTGCTTATTAGATGGGGGATTGATATGAGTTTTCTGTTTGTTGCTCTTGGAGGCGCATTGGGTGCAGTAGCACGATATGCTATAAGTCTTATTCCGGTTAAGACGGGATTTCCTGTATTGACTCTTATAACCAATATAATAGGAGCTATTCTGATTGGATTTATAGTTGGTGTTACGAGTAGTAAAGAAGGCATATCCGATAATACAGTTTTGTTTTGGAAGACCGGCGTCTGCGGTGGTTTTACAACATTCTCAACATTTTCGCTTGAGGCTTTTAATCTGTTTGATAATAAGCAATATGCTGCCGGTAGTATATATGTGATATTGAGCTGTGGCTGCTGCATTTTAGGAATACTATGTGGGAAGAAGATTGCT